ACAGCGCAGAGCACGGGTTGGCGGGTGACGGTGCCAGCAGCGACGACGCTGGGATTTGACGCAGGGTTGTGGACGTGGCAGGCGATTGCGACGTACTCAACGCTGCAGTACACCGCTGGACGTGGGCAGTTTACGGTGAAGGGCAGCGCAGCTTATACGGGCACGCCGGGCGCGTTTGACGACCGTTCTCGCGCTGAGATTGACCTGTCTTACGTTGAGACAGCGATTAGAACGCTGTCGCAGGGCGGGATGGTGCAGGAATACACGATCGGAAACCGCAACCTGAAACGGTATAAAATGCCCGAGCTGCTCCAACTGAGGGACGTCTTGAAAGCTGAAGTTGACCGTGAGCGGCGAGCTGAAAAGATTAGGCAGGGCCTTGGCAATCCCGGCGTCGCCCGCGTGAGGTTCACCTGATGGCACTCTTTGGCTTTGGTCGCACTGCAGGTCTGAAGAAGGATCTGATGAAGGCGCGAGAGCGCAATTCAAACCTGAAGCGTGCGTATGCTGCTGTCGCAAGCAACCGTCTTACTTCTGACTGGATCAGCCTTGGCACCAGTGCCGACAGTGAAATCAGGAACAGCCTTCGACTTCTTCGCAATCGCGCTCGTCAGTTGGTTCGTGATTCTGATTTTGCCAAGGCAGCGTTGAGGGCAGTCCGCAACAACGTGGTTGGCACTGGCATCAAGCATCAGTCGCAGGTGCAGATGGCGCGTGGCGGCAAGCTTGATGATCGATTCAATTCGATGATCGAGAAGCAATGGGATCAGTGGACATCTGCTGATACCTGCCATGTTGGTGGTCAACTGAGCTGGGTTGAAATCCAACGGTTGTCGATCACGGCAATGCTGGAATCGGGTGAGGTTTTCATCCGACTGATCAACCAAAAGTTTGGCGACAGCAAGGTGCCATTGGGTCTTGAAGTGCTTGAGGCTGATTTGCTGGACGATGACTACACAGGCATCGAGGCAAATGGCAACCGTGTTCGCATGGGCGTCGAGATCGACAAGTGGGGCCGCCCTGTGGCTTACCACTTCTTGCGCAACCACCCTGGTGACTATCAATTCACTGGATCGGCTGTGGCAGCAAGGCAGCGCCAGCGGATTGTTGCACGCGATGTGATCCACTTGTATTCGGTGGAGCGCCCCGGCCAGACCCGTGGTGTGACGGCATTTGCGTCGGCGATTATGCGGCTGCGGAATCTCAGTGGATATGAGGAGGCTGAAATTGTGGCAGCGCGGGCGTCGTCAGCAATGATGGCGTTTGTGCGTACACCAGATCAGGAGCTGTTTGAGGACGGCAAGTATCAGGACGATTCAGTTCTGGACTTTTCGCCCGGCTCGATCCGCCGACTAGCACCTGGAGAAGAGATGCAATTCTTCTCGCCCAACCGGCCTGATGATGCATTCACGCCATTCGTGGCTCAGATGCTGCGTGCCGTGGCATCAGGTGTCGGGTGTTCATACACGCAGATCAGCTCTGATTTCAGCCAGAGCAACTACAGCTCCTCGAGGCTCGAGCTGCTTGAAACCCGTACGCATTACAAAACGTTACAGCAGTATTTGATCGAGGCGCTGTGCGAGCGGGTCTATGAGCGTTGGATGGAAATGGCCGTGATGGCTGGCGCACTGGTGCTGCCAGGGTATGAGCTGGATCCCGATCGGTACGAGGAGTCCAAGTGGATTCCACCGGCTGCGCAATTTGTTGACCCACAGAAAGAGGCTGACGCCTACAAGTCACTGATTCGGAGCGGGATCATGACGCTGTCTCAGGTCATTGCCTTGCATGGCGGCGATTTTGACGATCAGATGCGGCAACGCCAGCATGAGCTTGCAACTGCTGATGAACTTGGTATCGTGTTGGACACTGACCCTTCAGAAGTGTCAAGCAACGGTGTGTCCCAGTCAATGCCAGTGCAACCGACTGAACAACCTGCAAACCTTGTAGAGGAGGAGGACGACTAATGGCAAAAGTAGGCGACAAAGAAATCAACCTCATGCCAACCGAGGGCATGAGGATTGAGGCGGAGCGTTACCGCGCATGGAAGGCTGATGGCGAGCAAGGCGGCACAGAGGTGGCAGCACGCAGAGCCACGCAGATTCTGTCGGGTGATGAGTTGAGTCCTACCACCGTGATCACGATGGCGGCATGGTTTGCCCGGCACGAAGTGGACAAGCAAGGCCAGGGATTTACACAAGATGAAGACGGTTACCCATCACCAGGCCGTGTAGCATGGGCGGCATGGGGTGGTGATTCAGGTCAAACTTGGAGCACCATGAAATCCAAGACCATCAAAAAAGCACGGGAGCGATCCATGGAACCAATTGTTGACAGTCGTCCCTACCCCAATGAGCATGCTGCTCGTCTAAAAAATCCAGATCAATATGACACCATTCGTCGCGTCAATGATGAAGGTGGCCCTGGTGTTGATTTCATATATGGCATCAAGGATGGAAAATCCGAGATCCAAGCAATTCGCTTTGATTCCAAGCGTTTCACACCAGCCGAAGCACGTCAATGGTTGAAAGATCACGACTTCAATTCAATTTCCTTTGAAGAAGCAACAGGCGAACGTGCCTACGATGATTCATTGAAAGTCGGCGATTTTGTCGAATGGGACAGCAGTGGCGGAATGGCTCGCGGCAAGATCACAAAAGTGATTCGACAAGGCATTGTTGAAGTACCAGATTCTTCTTTCACCTTGAATGGCAGTGAAAAAAATCCCGCTGCGTTAATTCAAGTCTACAAAAACAATGCAAATGGTTACGAAGCCAGTGATGTTGTAGTGGGGCATTATTTTTCAACATTGAAAAAGATTCCAGCCTTACGTTTGCACGAAGGTGAAATGTTGAAGCGTTCGTTAAATACTGAGTTTCGATCGGAAGATGAAGGCCGCATGCTTGAATTTCCGTTTGCCAGCGAAGCGCCTGTTGAGCGGTACTTTGGCACTGAAATCTTGAACATGGATGCCAACGCCATGGATCTCAGCCGCCTGAATGATGGCGCACCACTGCTGTATCAGCATGATGCTGACCGCATTGTTGGCGTCGTCCAGCGGGCATACATCAAAAACAAGCGTGCATACGCCCATGTCAAGTTGGCCAATAACGAACTTGGCCGCGAAATGCAAGAGTTGATCAAGGATGGAATCATCCGCAACGTCAGCTTTGGTTACAAGATTAATGCGATGGAACCTGATAACAGCACAAATCCAGTCACCTATCGCGCCACGTCATACCAACCGTTTGAAATTTCGCTGGTGACCGTGCCAGCGGATCAATCCGTTGGCATTGGTCGAACCCTTACTATAAGTGAGTGTTCAACTACGGCCTCAGCCGTTACCAACCCACCACTCTCGGAGTCAACACCCGTGGAACCTACCTTCGATTTGGAGGCGATCCGCGCTGAGGCCGCACAGGCCAAGGCAAAGGAGCTTTCCGAAATGATTGCCCTTGGCAATCGCACCAACAACAGCGACATGGCCCAGGAATTCATTGCGAATTCCCGTGGTCTTGAAGAGCTGCGCACCGCCCTTCTTGAGAAAATGAGCATCTCCGCCACGCCTGTGCAAAACAACGCTGCCGACATCGGCCTGTCCAATGAGGAGACCCGGTCTTTCTCTTTCCTTCGCGCCATCAACTACCTTGCCAACCCTGCTGATCGCTCTGCGCGTGAAGCTGCTGGCTTTGAAATTGCCGCTTCTGAAGCCGCTGCTTCCAAGCTCGGTCGTCAGAGCCGTGGCATCACGATCCCTCAGGAAGTGCTTCGTCGTGACCTAAGCGTTGGTGTTTCCACCGCTGGCGGTAACGTCGTCGCCACCGAGCTTGATACCGCTTCCTTCATTGATCTGCTGCGCAATGCCTCCGCTCTTGATCAGGCTGGCGCTACTGTGCTGACCGGTTTGATGGGCAACGTTGCAATTCCCCGCCAGTCCGGCGCTGGAACGGGCTACTGGGTGTCTGAAGGTGGTGCTCCTACTGAAAGCCAGCAGACTATTGATCAGGTCAGCATGACCCCCAAGACGGTTGCTGCTTTCACTGATTACAGCCGCCGCCTGATGCTTCAGTCTTCGATTGACATTGAGAACATGGTTCGCCGTGATCTTGCTACCGTCCTTGCTCTGCGGATCGACTTGGCTGGTCTTTACGGCACTGGTTCTAATAGCGAGCCTCTGGGTCTTAAGAACACCACTGGCATTGGCACAGAAGACTTTGCTGCTGATGCTCCTACCTTCGCTGAGGTGGTGGCACTTGAGAGCGACGTCGCAACTGCAAACGCTCTGCTGGGTTCACCTGTTTACCTGATGAACGCCGCCATGCGCGGCAACCTTAAGACCACCAAAAAGGACGCCGGTTCCGGCATCTTCCTGATGGAAGGCGGTGAAGTTAACGGTTATCGCGGTGTGCTGTCCAACCAAGTGGCATCAAATGATCTGTGGTTTGGCAACTTTGCCGACCTGATCATTGGTTACTGGTCTGGCTTGGACATCATGGTGGACCCTTACACCAACAGCACCAGCGGAACCGTTCGCGTGGTTGCGATGCAGGACGTTGACGTGGCTGTCCGTCACCCT